TAGCACGTTGGATGTCTGTGAGCAGGAGTGCCCATTCTAATTTACTAGTGCCCAGGAAGTGCATCCAGTCCTGATGTCCTTTTTCAAGGAGTCCATCGAACTTCAATGCCACTAATCTACGTAATACCAAGTCAACGTCGCACATGTTCTGTCCGCCCATTGCCCAGCCATTGAATGGCCTATCATATTTTTTAGGATCGCAAAAATCTTTCATCTGCTGATACCAATCTTCGGCCTGATCGTGGTTTTCACCTTGCAAAACATTCAAGAATTTGCAAGCACCTGTACGGTGTTTGATAAAGTATTCGTTGTTGTATTTTGTGGCTGCAACTGCTTGGGGATAATCGCCTACACCACTGTTTTTAGCGCCAACCGGACTACGACCAACCCATGCTGGTATATCAAGCACCATGCCATAGTCCATGAGTGCATCCATCCAGGTCAACACTTGTTCACGCTTCTTTTGTGCCGCATCCAGTTTGGCTTGATACAGTTTCACATGATCAATCTTTGTATACTTGGGATTGCCATTTTTATCTGTCTTTGGATGACCGGTTGGATGTAGTTGTGGCACCAGTTCAACACCTTTAGCAACCGCTTCTGCCATGCGTTGTGCAACTACGGGACCGTTGGGATCATTCCATTCGCCTTCCCATACACCTTTACCAATCTGGAATCCACCTGAATCACCCAACACCCAACTGGTGGATCTGTCTCTGTTACGAAACATGTCTTCGCTGGGATCAGGTTTAGATAAATCCAAGTTGGCATGTCCTGCTGAGTACAAGCAATGATCAAAGTAAAATGCCGCATTGGGATTCAAGTAGTTCATTGCTTCAATCCCCATAGGACCAAAGCTAGAAGGAATACGTGCTGGGTCCACATAGTTGCTGTAACGTTGTTTACCTATATAGGTACTATAAAATCCTGACGTTGCTGGCAGGAAATACGCATAGTCTTTTTGATGTGCTGTTAGATTATTATTCAATTCGACCCCACTTTATTTTTAACCATATTCTTTCTAAAGCATAATGCACCGCGGTTAGGATGATATGTATCATAACAGCATCGCTTAATCCAGTCCAGATAGCGGTTATGAACAATGCTATTATTCGATAACTTACCGTTCTAACTATAGTGCGTTCATGCAGTTCGGTCATTATTTGCTTTGTGCTGGCAGAATGTATTCGTATTCAGCAATGCCGCTGTCTACAGTAATTTGCATAGCACCTGCATCTGCAAAACGGATAGTTTTGTCACCAGCCAAATTCAAAATGCTTTGCACTTGTGCCACAGGCCATGACCATGTTTGACGCAACTTGCCAGTGATACCACTTTGGAATGTGAATGATCCTGCGTGTGTGCTGGCATCACCAAATTTAAACACTAGACTTGTTTCGTCTGTACTCACTTGGAATGTTTCTTCTTCGGTATGAGCAGCCGCTTGAAACTTCAGCCTCTGAATGCTGGAAATCGTAGGACTAAATTCGATATCCCACTTGGCGCCTTTGAATTTTACAGTCTTCATTTTCTCAGCAATAATGTCTTGATTCATAAAACGATAATCGTTTTCAAAATCGCCTGTGTTGTTTATAAAATGCAAACCAGTTGGCACATCTTCACCATTGCGTTGTTGCATCACAACTTTGATGGTTGCATTTTCTTTGTATTCTGGGCATTTCAAGTGTATGTCCAATTTGTTGAGATTAGGCATACCAAATACACCGTCCAAGCCATCAACTGGCTCTTTGGTCTTGGCGTTAAGGATAACGCTACGATCTTCAGCCATGCTCTCGACGGAAGTTTCTTTGTCGGTAGCACTGATCTTGATCAAAGGCAAAAAGCCCAAGCTGTGTGTATGTGCTACTAGGTCTTGTAAAAAGTCTTTCATATGATTCTCCATGTTTTGTTATTATATAGGTTTTTGTGACTATGTCAATGATTTTCTTACTTTCTTGTTGTATTTTATTGCCGATTCCACGAGTGTGTGTGACATTCTCAATGAATCAGCATAATGCATAAATGCATTTGTATCTTTGGGGAAACAAGCACCCCCAAAACCACGTGTTCCGTCCGGTCCTGGAACCTGCATGTGACTTGTGCCCATACGTTCATCCATTTGTAACAGTTCAACGATCTTGTTATAGTCTGCGCCATTTTCAAGGCACATGTCATAAATTTGATTAAAAAAGGATAGCTTGACACTCAAGAAACAATTTGCAGCATATTTTACCATACTGGCTTCGGTTAGTGTGCAATGTATTACTTTATTTAGGTTTTTAAGCGAACTTTTAAATAAATTTTCCCACAGCCAGTCGGCATCAAATCCGCCCAACACCATGTATGTTTGATTGGCAAAATCTTCATTAGCTGTAGCAGCACGAAGGAACTCTGGACTGTAGCATATCTTGTGATTGGGATAGTCAACTGATATTCGATCAAGGTAATCCGGTCGCACCGTGCATTTTATCAACACTGGCATGTGCTGGGGAGTTTGATCCAACACTGTGGTAATTTGACTGATGTCGCAATCTCCCAACTGTGTACTGGGAGTACCTACACATATGATCACGCCATCCGCATCCGGGTAATGTGCAATTTCGCCAGTTGTATATTTGGGATCTACAATGTGTATTATTGTTTCTTTCAGTGCGCTGGCAACAGCTTTGCCCACAAATCCATATCCTGCAATTATGATTTCTTTCATGTCAAAACTCAAATAAACTGTTGAATGTGTTCTTTTCTTCTGTGCTGGTCACGTCCCAGTTGAGTACACCAATCAGGTTATCCAACTTGTTGTCGATAATGGTCTGCTCCATTTCAGCATGATCAAAAGGAAGATCTTTGAACCATTGTGGCAAACGCAATTCATCTACTGGGTAGGCCACTGATGTAAAGCCAAGAGGATTGGGTTTTAGTTTGCACACAATCACTTTGGCGCCGTCAGTAATGGCCATGCTGTACTTGTCATTGTACATGCGTTTCAGTGTGTTCCAGTTGATGCTGGCACGAACATGGCCTGGCATATTGGCCTTGCCTGCCTTGGCTTCCTTGCCCTGATATTCAGTGATCTTGTTGGCACGTTTGGGACTTCCTTTTTCCCAACCAGGTCTGGCTTTGAATCTGATACGGAACTCACTGATAGAATCCAAAACTTCCTGTTCTTCTTTGCCCATGAGCACCATTTCAAGAATGTCACTGAGAAAGTTCTGAATGAATTCAGGAGTGTCACTGCGCTTGAGATCTAAGCCCATAGCCTTGATCTTGCCAGGCTTGCCGTCCACATCTGTACGCTTGCCTTCTTTGTCAAAGTAAAGAACAGCATAGCGTTTTTTGGTAATGAACAGACTTTTGAAGCCAACGATTTCACGACCAGCTTTGATAACCTCGCCACGAGTCTTGGGACAGTGAAATTGATCCAGCATGAACTGAGGGAATGTGGTGTTTACTTCTTCACCAATCTGATCATACAGGGCAATGACAGTTTCTTTGGTCCAAGGAATAAGTCCTTTGTCAATGTCTTTCTGCAATGTTTTGTAGGCTGAGAAATAGCATGAGTCGGTATCACCATAGATAATTGCCTTGCCGCGATAATCATACTCACCGGCAATGACTTCATTTACCTTACCTGCCATGTGTTTAACAATTTGACGACCAGTTAGAGTGGTGCTTTGTCCAATGCGTTTATCAAAGAACCTACAACCACTATTGAGAATGGCACCATACAGGCTGTTGAGGTTAATCTTCTTGACCAGCTGTCGTTTGTCCCAATATTCTTCTTCAACCTTGTTGCCTGCTTTGATAGCATCTTTCAGTTTGGCCTGCATTTCTTTACGTTCAGCATACCAACGCTTTAGCAGTCCAGGAATGATACCTTCTTTTTCATAGGTAAAGATTGTGCCGTTGGCACTCAGCATCCAAGGCTGATTGCTTTCAAATATCAGTCTATATACTTCTGCCGCACTGAGCACATCGCTGGATCCATCTTCCCAGTCAATGGTGATGTCAGTGCCAATCTCTTGATCCATGACTGCTGTGTATTCAAGCGATCCAAAGATACCTTCCCAACTGGCTGCAAAACTGGATCCTTTTGCCATCTTGGTTTCAATGTATTCTTCAGTCATGGTCTGCCGCAATTGACCAATAATGGTTTCTGGACCCATGTTGAGCGCACGAATGGCACTGGGATACAGACTGTTAATGTCTAGTGAGCCAATCCAGTCATGAATGCCTTCTTTGGGATACGCCACATACGCACCAGCGGCCGCACTGTCTTCACGCTCACTCATCTTGGTTCTATTGGGCACTTGAAAGCCCCTACGATGTGCTTCGTTGATAATGGCCTGTTCAGTCACAGCCACAGCACCCATTGTGGTCTGTAGCAATACTGTACATTCATGTGCCAGCGTGTTGGCAAGATCCATGAACTTGAGTTTCTTGTCCAAGTCGTCTAATAGTTTACAGTCATTGATGTTGTATTCAACAAATGTCTTGAAATCATTGTTGTACAATTGATCCAGTGTGCCTTCGTACTGTGTTTTGCGTTTGCCTAATTCATATTCCGCAATGGCATCCAGTCTATAACTGTGGCGTTCTTCATATGTGTACTTGCGATACAGTTCAAGATAGTCCAAGTGTACACGACCGATATAGTCGTAGGTGGTACTTACTCGTCCGTACTTTTCATATTCGCGTTTCTTGGGCAATTGATCAAACAGGCAGAAACGTCTAGTGTCCTCTTTACTCAACACTTTGATCACACGATTGGTGGTATAGGGAATATCAAAGCCCTCTGAATTCCAGCCACTGATAATATCAGCATCTTTCAGCAGATCCAAAAACATGTCCAGCAAGTCAGCTTCGTTGTCAAATAGGTATGTGTTGGGAAAGTCTTTTACCATTTCCTTGGCCGTTTCCATGCTGACTTTCTTGGGAGGAATGGCCAAACATACCATGGTCTCCATCCACTGTAGATACACAGCAATCGCAGTGATTGGCATGAACGCATCGTCTGGACTTGCATAACCACGCTCGGGATCAAAGTCTACTTCAATGTCGAAAAATGCCACATTGAGTTTGGGAGCGTCTTGATTGAGATAGTTTTCGCTTAGGGTTGTAAAGATAGGATTGATGTCTGATTCAAACATTTCCTTGCCACTGTTGATGGCCTGTTCTTTGCGTAGTTCTTTGGTATTTTTACAAACGATACGAGTTAGTGCATCGCCGTGAATTGATTGGAATTTTCCGCGTGGGTCTTTTACATAAAATGTGTGGCGTACAGGAATGTCTCTAAATTCCCTTTCACCTTTCTTGTTGCGTTCAACCACTTTGACAATGTCGTTCTCGCGGTCAAACCATGCATCTACATAGCTCATATTTCTTCCTCATGTCATTTGCGGCTGACAAACACCATCTTTGCGACTTATGGCCCGCTGACCTTTCTTTGTATTACTTATTAGATACGCTTGGTGATATCCAAAATTGCTTCAATTTCTTCCCAGTCTTCATTGTAAGCAGCCCAATCACCTTTGTGTGCGATCTTGATTGCTTTGTTGATAACACTGGGTTTGATTTGTAATTCTTCTGCCACTGCCTTTACCGTGTCTTTCAAGCCTTCTTGCAGGTCTTCAACTTCGCGTAATACTGTTGAACCTTCACTAATCAGTCGCTCTAATTTTGCCTTTTCCTCTGCACCGTAACTACGTCCGCCCATGTGAATCTCCTAATGTATAAGCCTATTATATATTAATTATGTTGCAAACACAACCTCAAGAGGTGGAAATGGCAGAAATTAATCTGCCATTTTATATCAACGTCCGTGGGCTATTCTTAACCAACGAGACAATTCATCATCTTCTTTGTAAACTTTCAAAGTAGGATCTGGAGTCCCAGTAGTGCCACCAGCTGGAAATCCAGAAGGTGCACCTGTTGGCGCCACATTGTCGGTTGGTTGTGAATAATCAATAGTTGAATTGCTCACAGTGGGACTTCCCAATCCCCGTGCTTGATTCATGACCTCACTGGCTCTCTTCATGGCATCTTCAGCGGCAGCACCTGGTTCAGTTGAATCACCCATTGCTTGTATCAATCTTCCCATCTGGTCCATGATACTTTGCATTTCAGGATCCATATCTGTAGTGGGTGGTGGAGTAACTGGCTTGTCTGGCGCTGGAGGAACTGGACCAGGTGTTGGCCCTGGCGCTGGAGGAACTGGAGGAACTGGTTTACCACCACTACCGCCCAATGCATATCCCAGCCCTGCACCTACTGCTGTGGCTCCAGCAATAGTTTTGACTGGATTTCGTGCCACAGCACCACCCACTTTGAGTCCTGCCTTTTGCGCACCGCTTAGATTGTTGGGTTTGGCCAATACCTTATCAGCGGCTTTGCCTGCATTTGCTGATCGGGATGACCTAAATGCACTACCAACAAACTGTTTGCCAGCGGTGTATGCGTCTTTGGCTAAGTTGTATCCGGTTTTGGCTTCTGCCCCGTTGACTTCAAATAGGGAAACAGTGCCGCCTGCTACACTTTCATTGATCACAGCAATTGTCAATAGGTCTGTAACATACTCACCGTGCTCATCAAGGATAAGCCAGTCGTCATCCAAGAAGTATTCCTGGCCAAGGCTTTCTCTAATAACCGCTTTGGATTCAATCAAGGCCAATCGAGCCTGCATGTCGCGAATGTCTTCTGCCACTGTTTGTGTAGATTCTTTGATGCCAGCCTTGCCATAAGTTTCTGGGCCAGGTTGTCCGTCTGCTTTAATACCTTGACTCTGTTGCCATACTTGCAATTTGCCCTTGGTTTCTGGACCAAAGAAACCATCCTGCTTTGCACCAATAATCTTTTGCAGTTGTGCCAGTTTGGGATCACCACCTGGTTTCATTGCTGGTTTGCCTGCGCTGTCTGGCGCCATAGGCATGTCTTTTTTCATGTCTGGAGGTCCACCGAATGCATCGCCTGTCTTGGCATAGTCACGGGCCATGTTGGCCGCATCCAGACCCAAGCTGATAGCTGTGCCTATTCCAGGTACCAAACCGGCCACAGCACTGATACCGGCCATGGCTGCTCCAGCATAGTCACCTTTTTCCGCACGAGCAATAGCATCTTGCGTTCCAAACACCAGTCCTACACCGGGTATGGCTTTGCCTAAAACTTTCAAGCCTTTTGACGCCATGCCAGCTATTTTGCCAGCTTCAGCGGCTGATGCTACCACTGGTATCTTGGATGCTTTCAGTCCAGCGTCAATTTCAGCTTTGGCCGCCGCTTTGAGTTCAGCTTCTTTGCCAGCTAGAGCCCCTGTGCCAGTGGTTTGCGATGCCAGTGATGTGCCGTTGGCTCTACGATTGATCAGTTCTGCTTTCTTGGCATTGTTTGCATCTGTTTGGGATTGACCTAACCCGGCACTTGTGCCTCCAGTATTGGTTTTTATTTTTGGTGTTGCATCCACAACATCTGCAGGGCCCATGTTTTTGACATAAGGTGTTCTCTCTGCTGGCCCCAGTATATTGGAATTTGGATCAAACACTGCACCTGGCTTGTATACAGCAAGCTCGCCATCCTCATGCAATTGATAACCAAAACTTTCTAATAACGAATTTGCAATATCAAAGTTTTCTTTTACGGGCTTGCCTTTCTTGGCCATCAAAGCGATCAATTGCTGTGTGAGATCTTGTAGTTTACGCACATCATCATCAAATGCTTTTGTGTCTGCTGGCTTGGCTGGATCTTTAGCAGGATTTGCAACAGGCGGCGCAACTGGATTTGGTGTTACTGGCTTGTCTAAGTCAGTCAATGCTTGCGGCCCGCCTTTGATTCCAGCCACTTGAAAAGTTCCAAACAATTGTTTTTTTTCAACAGGCACGATTTCTAGTCCCGCAGTCTTTAGTAGATCAAAGAATGCTTTTTCTTGTCCTGATGCAAACCATTTGTACGGAAATTCTTTGATGCCGCCAGCACCGCCGTCACCACGAGATTGATCTTGATATTTCACAACGCCATCTTTTGGGTCAATAAAGTTGGAATTACCATTTGGTGCCAACATTTTTTTAACTTGTGCAACAGCACCAGTTCTAGCATCGTCTGCTTTGAATTTGTCGTACTGTGCTCTAGCATCATCAGCTTCTGCTATAGTATCTAGTTTGGTCATTAAATCGCGTAAGTTCATAATTATTCCTTTGGTACACAGTTGGGCACTGTGCGGCCTCCTTGTTGTTTGGTGCCCACTGGATGATAGCCTTTCCAACAGGGATTTGAATTCTTTAGTGTGCGTTTTTTTGCGTTGGCTTCTTTGATACTGATTTCTTCGCCAATGTCCTTGGGTATGTTGCCAGTGCGTCTGCCGCCCATTTTGCGTATCTTGGCCAGTTCTTCTATGCCATGACGAATCTGTTCAATGTTCATGGCCAATTCTGGAAAGTGACGTGCAATGCTTTCCCACACCAGCAATTCGTTGCTTTCTGCCTTGGCTGCCAAATCTCTCAACTGACCACGTGCTCGCATGATACGTGCTTCTACACTGGCAGGGTTTACACCTTGATGGCCATGAATTGTGCTGGCTGATGGATTTTCTTTGTCAAAGTCCAGAGGTGCTTCTGCTACTGCGCTTTGAATGCCAGGTCCCGCTCCACCAGTAAAGCCCATGCTGTGGTCAGGTATTTCATTTTCTGCCACTTGCTTTTCGCTCATGTATTTGGATTTGTTGTGCTTTTTACCATCTGTGCCTTTGAAATTGTCGGCTTTGTTGTGATCTGCATAGATGTCTTTGTCCATGAGATCTTTAATGGCAGCACGTTTGGCACTGGCTTCAATTGAATCCTGTTTGCCTTCTCGCATGAGCACACGTTCAGCTATTGTACTGGCATACTGATTTATCAGTTGACGCTTGGAGGTTTGTTGTTCTTGTATGTCCTGCTC